ATAAGGCTGTGTTCCCCAACCCCAAAGTGTTCCATCTGTTTTAATTGCTAATGTATAATAATCACCGGTTGTAACATAATACCAATCAGATGAAGCACCAATTTGAACTGGATTTAATTTATTTGTAGTAGAGTTATCACCTAGTTGTCCACTCGTATTTAATCCCCATGTCCAAAGTGTTCCATCTGTTTTAACAGCAGCGGTATGGTTAAATCCTGCTGATATTTTTGACCAACTACCCGATGTAGTAACATCTTCGCCTTTCATATGGAAAGTCAAACTGCCTTTGTCATAATCAGTTCCATCGTTTGCTATTGTTACATACCAATCTAATCTACTACCAGATTGTTTTTGTAAAATAGTTTGTACCGAATCGTTTTTGTATTCATAATACTTTGAATTGTACATTTTCCAACGAAAAGTCAAAGTATCTGGATATTGCCATTGATTATTTGTATTATTTACTTTTTCCCAAGGAACTCGAACATATTGATTTGTGGGTGGTTGCTGCCTACTTCCTAAAAAAGAAAGATAGTTTGTATACTTTTCCCATTCTGCCTTTGGAGTTTTTCCAAAATCAGCTGCGTCTGGACCACCATATTCACGAATTGCAAGAATTGATTGTGGAATACCATAAGCGGCAAGTAATGCTTTAATACTCCTTGCAGTTCCCTTTGTTTTGTAAATATATGGAAGAGTATTTAATATCCTACGCCAAACTTCTTTTGTTCTTTCTTCTTCAGATTTAGTTAAGTATTTATTTGTTATAGTTTTACCGGTCCAAATTGGTTCACCACTCCCACTTAAACCTAAAGCGTATTCCCAAAGGTCTTTTGCTTGTGTTCCATGTGATAATGTCCATCCTAAATTACGTGCTGTTTCATAAATCAAATCTTGAGAAAGTCCATCTTTTGGATTTTCTTGTCTTGTATTTTTCTTTAATATATGATCGGTGTATAAATATAAAATGTCAAAATGCTGTCCAATCATATTTACAAAAGTTGTAAACTGTTCACTTTGACCGTCATCTCTAATATATTCAGGTATTGATTTATTAAGTGAATTATAATTTTTTAAATCATAATCGTAAGCCAAGTCTAAAATATTATCATACCAATCCAAAACAGTTGAAGAAGTAACTGGATATAATTTATACTTACCTTCTTTAGTTGATATATGGTAGTCACTTGAAGTAGAGCTAACTTCATATTTTGGAAATGGTGTAACTAAAGCAACGGATTGACTCGTATAAAAATTACTAGCAGTTGTTTCATAATACAGCCATTTTTCAAAATCGTCAAGTCCACTTATAACTTTATCTCTAAGTCCTTTTACTTTTATAATATTAGAAGATAACGATCCAGTATATGTGTTTAATATTGAAAGTTGTGAATTATATTCTTGAACTAATTCTGTTTTAAAAAAGAAATTAGCAACCCTATCTTCTGCTGAGGAGTAGAATATAAAATTTCCAAAATTTCTAAAATCAATATTTAGTTGTACAGAAGAGCCAGTATTATTTACATATCTGTTAAGAATTTCTTGCGATGTTTGTACATTGGTTGAAAGTAAATCAGTCCAAGATTTATATGTTGTTTCTGTGTTTACCCAATAATCATAGTCAACTTCAAAGTTTGGTCCTTTAATGTAAGGAATTTTTTCCATTTCGTCTGTGTATCTAACATCAACCATGTCTATCCATGGTTTTAATGTCTGACTTCCTAACCAACATTCATAATATAAATCTACATCATTTGGCAATGGATCATATAATTTCACATAAAAGTAAGTATTATCACCATCTGAAGCAATATTAACAACGTCTACTATCAGATTTTCACCGAAATTCAAAATAATAGGTGGTAAGTATTTAGTTGATGCCAAATAACTCAAAACAAAGTTTTCTAAAGCCTGTTTTCCAGATTGACTATCTGGAAATTTTAATGATAATTTTATTTCTTTTCTATCTTGAGAAATATCAGAAATAAATAATCTATCAGCATCATTACTTGCACCACCAATCAAATTTCTAATAAAATTATAAACAATTTTATAATTTTCAGGTGGTAAATCTAAAAGTCTTTGAACATGATCGTAAACATCTATTATAACATATTTTCGTGTTACTTGTTCTGTTACATCATTTGCGGTTATATTTTCAACTCTACTTTCAATCTTAAATGGTAAATCATATAGAGAACTGTTATCCACATATCTAGTATTATCTAAAAAAGCGTGTAATTCAAGACTTGATTCTAAACCAAAATATTGATCCGTCGGTTCACTCATAACAGGTACGACTAGTTTTCTTCTTATAGAAGTTAATCTAAATCTAGTACCACGTATTGGACCGTTTGCTTGAAGTATAGAATCTATATTTGTATAATTAAAATTTGACATTAAAATATCCTAGTGTTATACCGTAACGGTTTGTGCTTTTGTATATTCTTTAACTGTAACAGCGTTTAAAACTTTTCCATTTATTTGATCCGTACCTTCAAACGTCACACACGTAAATTTAATAGAAGTGGAATCAAACGATTTTGTAATAAGATTACATTCATTTGCAATAAATGTAAGAATTGGTGTACCTACATTTGTTGGTGTAACAAAACTTAAACTAGATAATGATATGTTATTTGAGCAATCAAATTGTGCAATAAAAACTTCATTGACATATGTTATTTGACCCAGATCACTAACTATTTGACTTTTTGCATCTGGATAACCTTCTAATGTTTTAAGATTGTTGTTTGAACAATCATAACTATTAAAACTGTTTCTATACGTATTTACATTATCGCCAGATTTTTGTTTATTGAAACCTTTCTTTGGACCATCAATCAAACTTTCCAATTTATTATAGGAAACATCAACAATTCCTTCAAATACTTCCAAAGGACTAAATTTTAATGATTTAAGATTATTCTTTGAACAGATAAATGCTGCACAAGAAATTGGCGAACCTTCTAAAGTGGTTAAACCTAAATTGGAACAATCAAACTTACCACTTACTCCTGCAAACTTTATAGGTAACATAACTTGACCATTTTTTATAGTAGTACCTGGAACTTTAAAATCTCCATCTATAGAAATCATATCTTCACCATTGCCATCTCTTGTCCAAGTTACTTTTGCTAAATCTTGGGCAGCTATTCCTAATTCCCTCGCTTTACCGTCTCTCGATAAATCAGGTGAAGAGAAAAAGTTTTTATCTGTATTTGCTGGAGTTCCACCACCAGTTCCACCACCAGTACCACCACCAGTTCCACCACCAGTTCCACCATCAGTACCACCACCAGTTCCACCATCAGTACCACCACCAGTTCCACCACCACCACTAGCAACTTCTGTCTTTAAATCTATTATGGCCTGATTTGTATTAACTCATGCATTATTTGTGTTGGCTATTGCATTATTTGTATTAGCTATTGCGGTATTTGTATCTTGTAGATTTTGTTGTAATTGTAAATTTTGTAGTTTAATTTGTTCAATATCAACATCTTGTTTTGTATTTGTTGCACTTATATTGTCTACCAAAGCAGTTCTAAGTGCTTCAGATGATTTTTTAGATTCTTCTCTTTGTGCAATAACTTCATTTTGTATTCGTGTCAATTTCTCTTCTGAATGTCTTTGTAATGCAACATTAGCAGCCCTTAATCTTTCTGTTTTTGCAACAGCTAACGCTCTTTCAGCAGAAACAGATGATAAAACATCATCAAATTTTGAAATTGTTTGTATTTGTTGACTTATAATAGAATCTTTAGTTACTAATTGTTCTTGCATATTATTTAATTTCGACTCATAACTTGCAGGACTTGAACCGTTTTCATCTATTAAATTTGCTATATTTGACAAGAAATTTTGTTTTGCTAATTCTTTTAATTGAGCAGGTGTTAACTTTGTAACATCTATTGATAAAGGAAGTATTGCAGATGCAGTTGGTTTCATTATATCCACTTGCGCTTTCTTTATTTTATTTAAAACAACATTTTCTGCATTTACTGCTGCGGTTAATGTTTTGAATTTTGTATCTATTACTCTGTTAAATTCTGAACGTAGAAATCTACCATCTATAACAGCAATGTCCAACGAACCTTCGTTTTCTACTCCGCTGTTTAATGTATAACTTATTATTTTTCCCGTTAATGTATCTCTCTTTAACATAATTATCGTGTAACCTTAAAGTAATAATTGTTATCAAATATTTGAACATTATCTCCACCCGATGTTTCTACTTTTAATACTATTCTATAAAATCGTTCTGGTTGAAAAGAGTTCATCCATAAATTAAAGTAACTACTTGTACCATCACAACTTATCTTTGAACCAGTATAATCAAACGGTAAAATTACTTCATCAGTATGGGCATCTCTTACTTCATAATAAGAAGATGACGGTAAATAATAATTTGTTAAATGATATGCTTCAGTTGTATAATTTTTTTGTGGAAATCTTTTATTAGCATGTATTTTTATTTTTGCTTTTTCATCTTGTGAATAAAACTTCTTTAACTTAATGTTTGGTGTTAATCCGTCAACATCTACTCTCGTTAAACTTCCAGTAATAAATATAGAATCGTCCCAAACAACGTGTAATCTTGGAACATATATTGTATTACTATCAGTACCGAAGAATTTAAGACTTGTTAAACTTTCGCCTGCATTTTCAAGTTCCTGACTGAACTTCATAATTAAACCATCGTTTACGAATCTACCAGAACCAGTTATCCATTTCTTTGCTATCTGAGTAATATCCATATAAACATCAGAAGATTCATATGAAAACGATTGTGTACACTCTACATTATCGTAATTCCACCAAGTACCACCACCGTCCTTAGAATTATAAGATGAAGTAACGTACGCTGAAAGATTCACACCAAATAAAATGTTAGCATCAACCCAAGTTTGTGAAATAGTATCCCATTCATAATTTGCAATTGCAGGTGGAATATCCCATTCAACACCTATTGTCTTTGATGTTCTATATTTCCAAGAAGCGCCATCGGTAGTTATTGGATTATTAAAATATTTTCCAGTTCCGTTTGTCCAAGAAGAACTTAGTGGATATGCGTATATTTTATATTCTTGAGGAATTTCTCTAACATCAGCAGAACGTAATGATAAATAGTATTTTGCGTTTTGAGAAATTTTACCACTATTAACTCTACTTTCTATTTCGTCCATGTCAAATTTCATTAAAACACGACTGTTATAAACTAAAGATGACGTAGATGCTTTTTCGTGAGATAACTCTAATAATGGATCTAATCCACTATTAAGTGTTTCAAATTTTTCATAAATAGTTGTATCTTTTTGAGCGTATAATGTATATATCATCCGAATGCCCTCACTCTACCAAGTATATCATTATCTGGATATCTTAATTCAAAAATAGAAGGATCTAAAGAAGGGAAAACAATTCCATTTCTTGTTGCTTCTTGTAAATTATAGGCGTGTGGTGAATAACCTAATGTTTGATCATATAAATTCGTAAGTTTAACATCAACAACAGTTTGTACACCCTCTACTCTATCTAATTCAGTAAATAAATTACTTAACACTATTGGTTGATTTATTTGCCACTTCCTTATATCAAAATATTCTTTTAGTTTGTTTATACAACGAAGAATCACTTGATTACTATTTTGATCTGAAAATGTTATTATATCAAATTCAATGCCAATATTAATTATATATGCATCACGAATGTTAATAGCGTCTGTTAATATTCTATGATAATTCAAATACGTTTTTAAATTTTCCTTAGTTGCGTCATTAATGATTGTTAATTTTCCATTTGCATCATATCCGAGAATATAAAAATTTAGAGCTAAACTGTTTTGAATTCTTTCACTATTATAAATAGATTCAACTGTTAGTTGTGTATCTTTTGTAATATACGCTTTAGCTATTGAACCATATTTTGATGGTAAACTATATGCTCTGATTATATAATCTTCTTTTGTTACCGCTCTATTTTGAGCAGCAAAGTGCGCTAAAGCGTTTTGACGAACTTCATTTATATCCTCAACTGTTTTACCACCAACTGCTGGAACAGGATTTGTTACAGCCAAACTTGAAATTGCTTGATTATATAATACTTGATCTAAACCAGTTTCATCTAATAATATATTTCGTGAAATTATTCTTGTTAAAACGTCACTCACAACATTATCTTGAATACCTTTACCAGTTGTATAATATATCCTTAAAGTTGTATTGTTTGGAGCAAGTCCGTATGTCTTTGTATATAAATAATTTGAAGGGTCAATATCTAAAGAAACAGAACTTTCAAGACCAGTTAGTGAATTCCCTATTAAATCTGGATTCGGAATTAGTTCTTCATCATCTATATTGGAAACACCTGCACCAAATGAAATTTCATATATACCCTGATCAACTGTTCTTGTTGTAAATCGTCTTGAAACCTTTCTAAGTTTTAGTAAGTATGGTGTTTCGGTTCTATGTGATGATAATTCTCTATCGTTTCTTGGAACATTTAATACTGGATCGAAAACTGTATCAACGGCTAAATACGGAACATGATACCAAACATTATTATCTGAATCGATTCCGTATAAGATTTCTATCATGTCTTGATTTTCCAAAACAACTTTATCATATGGTTTTGGATCATTAAATTCATAATCAATATAGTTCACATTACCAGAAACTGCTCTTACTTGTTTTTTCAATAACCAAAATAAAACTTCACCCGTTCCATTTACTTCAAACGGAGTTATTTCTGTTGGGTCAATATCTGAACTAAATTTAAAATCTATGAAATCAATTGTTCTAAATTCCGTACCATTTGTTGCTGATGGTCCGACTACCATTCCAGGTTCGATAGAAAAAGCGTATGAATAATCTGGAACAATAGAACTACCACTCGGTGATGTAACTGTTTTAGCAGGAACTATTTGAAAAACAGAAAGGGTCACATTTGCAGCTATTCTGTTTTTTGGTTTATAACCAAGTGATTGAGCAGCGTTAAATATATTAGTTCTTTCTGTTGCATGTAAAATCATTGATTCTTGTAAAGTAACGTCGGTGTAATATGAAAGAACATCGCCAACATATGCAGCCATTTCCAAAAACATCATTCCTGGCGAAGTTTCATTAAAATCCTGATACGTATTTGGAAAATAATTTTTTGTAAAATCAATAAGATTTTGTTTCAAGGAGGTAAAATCTCTTGAAAGGTAACGTATGTCTTTTTTAATTAAATCAGCCATTATAAACCGCCTCTTTTATTTGTAAGTTTCCTGTCTCAGATATAAGTATTTGTATAGGTATATAAATGTTTGTGCCACCAATTTTAACAACGAGTTTTACCTGAACAGAATGACCCGGATCGTCTAATCTTGGGTCTTGTTCTGGTATTATAGTTTGTAATTCTACTATAACCAAATATGGCATCCATTCGGATATTGCACCCTCTATTTCAGAATTTATTCTGTTTGTAAAATCATCCTCACTAACTATATTTTCAAAAAGAATCATTCGTATGTCTGTACCAAAGGTTGGCAATAAATACCGTTCACCTTTTGCGGTTAATAGCAAGTTTTTAAGATTAGAGAGTACCTGTTGGTTATTAGTATAACTTTGTTTAAATATACCAGTTTCTGCGTTGAATGGAACTAAAATACCAATAGGTTTTCCAAAGTTTATTGCAGGATTTGTAGTATTTACAGTAACTCTTTCTCTTCTGAACATAGCCACTTAATTATCTCCTTTTTTTCTCGTCCATTTTTTTAACAAGTGCAGAGTAATCTCTTGTTAACGCACTCATTACATCTGATGGAACTTCGTTTGGATCAACACCTTGTGGTATGGCACTATATTTAGAATTACCTAATCCGTTTGCCATATCAGATGTGAATGAAAATTCACCGTCTAATTCGGTACTTTCTTGTAATGTTCTTCTGGTTTCTTCCAAAATATCTTGTATAGAACCGAAATTTGATTTTGATTGTTTTGGTTTTTGTTGGGGTTTGGGTTTATCTTGATATTGCTTTAATAAAGATAATCCATGTTCAATAGTTTCTTTTTGACTTTTTTTACTTACTGGTGGAGCATTTAATTTTTTATCCAAAGCGTAATCTATTTCTTCTCTGATTATTTCTCGGATTTTCTTAAAAAACTGATTCGATTCCATCTGAATACCTACTCAATAATTATTAATAATAACCTTTCTAAAAATATAAATATCATTTTTATATATTTTTAGTAATTTAGAGAAACCATTATCCACCCTTAGTCCATAGAGATATATTTCTACCTGGTAAACTCTTATCATGTTTGTAATTGAAATGCCAAACTTCATTTAGATAATTATACCAACCAAATGGTATACCATATTTAAAGGCAAACTTTTGAAGTGGACTCATTTTTTGTCTATACGCATCGAGATTTTGTTTCTTCAATGTACCAACTCCTGCAGTACCAGAAATATCAACCGCTCTTCCTTTACCGTGAAATGAACCACCAGGTGTTGCATTCTTATCAGTTGGTCCCTTCCATGGTGGAGACTTACTTCCACCTGCACTAACCCATTTACTATATTGGTCAGCGTATGTTCTAAATGCATCATGTCCAGTTGTAATCGCTCCTACACCTGCTTTAACAGATTCTTTACTCATTGCATGGAAAGAGTTCCAAGGACCACCTGTTAGTAGTCCAGGATACGCACCACCCCCTTCTAATCTACCTGTGTAAGTTTCCAATTTTCTTAATAGTCCTTTGGCAATTAACTCATCAACAGTTCCCATCAATTGCTCTCCACTACCTGGATCATTACCTGCATTTGTAAGTGGTGACGGTGTAAAGTTTGTTTCTTCTAATGTTTTTTCCGCAGGTTTTGGAGCAGGTGCAGCAGGTTTTTGGTCAATATACGGTAGTAAGAAATTATACATCCTACCTGTTAGTTTTCCTTTTTCACTATCTATTCGTTTATAATAATCTTTGAATATTTCACTTGTGTATATTTTAGAATCTAAACCTCCTACTCTGTGTCCATCTCCTCCAGATTTCACATTTGAAATGAATACAGCACCATTTATCCAATTATCACCTGCTAATATTGCAAAATCTTTTAAGTTTGTTTCTTTTACAGCAATGTGATATGGACCACCGCCTGGAATAGAATCAGCACCACGTGGTGTTGTATTACCACCAAACGTAACCATTTTACCAGTTTTATCAAGATAAACTAAAACTTCTGCGTATAACTGATTAGATTGCGCAGTATGACTTTTTACTGCCGAAACTACTCCCAACTTCCAATTTAATGATATTACTTTATCTAATAATTTCTGTCCTCTCTCAGTTAATGTACCGTCTTTCTTTATATGATAATCAACTATGAATATTGCAATATCTCCAGTATCTTTTAATAATTCGTCTGAGTTTAAGTTTGCTGTATCGTACCATATTTTACTTGGTTTAAAAACAAGGTCTTGCATACCCGCTGCTTTTAAGTCTTTCCATTTCCATTCTTTGTTACCAGGATAATTTATTAATTTATTTCCACTTAATATTTTTTCATGGTAAGAATTTATATTTATGTCTATTGGTGCGTGTAAAGAGTAACCAGAGTTTTTCAAACAATGATTTACCCATATTCCAGACCATTTCGGCCATTCTCTCCAACTTGAATCTTGATTCTTCTTATCAGTTATAGTTGTATTAATAGCGTTACCAATTCCAATTTGAGAACCTTTGTTTTCTATAACAACTTTTTCTAAAATAGTCATGTGTAATTCATTTCCAGCTTCAAAAATATATTCAATATTATTATTATAAACACCAACATCATAAGCGTTTAATAAAATCGGAACATCTAAAAATGATTGAATTTCTTTTTGACCTTCTAATAGTTTCTTCCAACTTCCATTCACTTTTGGAGCTCCCAAAGAATCTATATCAAAAGAAGCACTTGTAAATGAATCAAAAGAAGCACTAGTAAATGAACCACTATACGCTGGCCAATAAGGAACTAAACCACTAACCAAACTTTTACCATCAGTTGTAGTTAATTTATTTTCATTTTCTTTGTATCCGTATCCTGGACCCTCGTCTGTTCTCCACGCCCAACATCTCTTAGCATATTTTTTCTTGTTACTTACCATATCCCCCAATGACATTGGTTTATTTTCTTTTGTTGGTAAAATATAAAATCTATGATTATATCTTCCATCCAAACTAACAGGAGTTTCATCTTTGGGTGGTGGTAATGGATCTTTTGCTACTTCTTCTGCTGCAGCACCCTCCGGTGAGGCGTTTGATTTTTCTTTTGCATCTTCTTTGTTTAACTCTTTACAGTCATTTGAAGAAGTTGAAATTTGACTATCAGTTCCATTAGCCTCGGTAACAGATGATGATATAACTGAACCTGTTTCACCACAATTAATACATTCTTTACCTGCTAGTTTTTGTTCAAGATACTTTGTTTTTTTTCGTCTATCTTCCAAACCATTTGTTCCACCATTTATTCTTTTTGTTATTTTAATTATAACAGCGTCGGATAATCCTGCATTTGCTTGATCAAATAAATTACCAGACCAATGTGTTTCCCAATAATAACCAGCAGAAATAAATGGATATTTAGTTGCTACCAATTCTGGATTAGTAACCACATCGTCACCTATCCACTTGGCAAATGCTTGATAATTAGTTCTGCCTGTTAATTGAATCAGACCACGGCCTTTAAATTTTTTGCCATCACCTGGTTGTTTATTACCTAAATCTTTCCTACCTTCATATCTTTCTCCACTTGCTATTTCTTCTGTGTATCTAAAGTTTCCAGATTCGTGCATACATTGAGCTAGAAAATGAATCAATTTAGTCATATTGTCTATTTTGAATCTATCTATTATGGTAGGTAATTTTTTCATACATCTTTCTGGTATATCATCCTTCAATAAATCACA